CCTCTTACCAGGATGAAAACCTGAGGTCCTAACCGATAGACGAACGAGTCATTTAAACCAAAGTAAAGTAAAGTTAAATTTTTACTGAAAAATATTTGATATTTGAGTCTTCCTAATATTAAATTTTGAATTTTGAATTTATAAGGCATATTCGTCAATATCAGTGTCAAAGCATCATGTATAAGTGTAGATTTAGTAATTCTCGAGAATTGTATCGCTACTAATTCAACTTTACTCTTTAAATTGGTTATATCTTTGTGATAGCATTAAACGTCTCAATTTCTTCTTGCAGTCTTTCTAATTCTTCTTCATAGGTTTTAATATGAAGGTCTTTACTAACTAAATTTACATAGGCTATATATTCAATAGAATTAGCATTATCGATATATCGATTATATACTTTTCCTTCTTTAGTATCAATCGAACGCATACGGGTAATTATGTTTTTAATCTCGCCTAATCGAAAAATCTTTTCAGCAATAGGAACATTTGCTTGATGAATTTTAGCTTTTAAACTAACCAATTCATCAATTTTCTTTAACCATCCTTTAAACGATTCTTCTGGAGTATAAGGAGGAGATGTGCCAACTTCGATAGAGTTGTAACTAGAAAACCGAGAATACAATTCATCTGCTTGTTTAACAAGCTTTTTTTTGTGCTTAAGTGCTTTTGTTAAATTCATGATATCAATATAATATTTTTATTTATTAATAATAGAGCGTTAAATATAGTGACTTTTAAATTATAAGTACATCAGTCAATCTACTTTGCTAACTCTTAAGGTCTAGATAACCTTAGTGATGTGTAATATACTTTCCAATATTAACTCTAAATTACATCTCCCATATATATTTTTTATTTAATATATTGTGTGCATACCCATTAATACACGGATATCCTGTATTATATGCTCCGAATGCCACACCCCAGCTGCCATAAATATTATACAATTTTCTAAGTAACTTCATTGAAATCATAACATTAAGTTTAATGTCATTTTTTAACTTGATATTAGATATATATCTACCTTCAATTAACTTTGCTGTCGACGGCATAATTTGCATTGGACCTAAAGCTCCTACAAATGATGTTTGTTTGTGGTTGTAAGTTAAATCTAAAGGTCCTTGGTATCTAGTTTCTTGATAAGCTAAGGAAAACGCATATACCTCCGGAATTTTATATTTAGCAGCGTACTTCTTAATATAAAAATACATTTGAATAGAAGGAGCTGAATTAACAATTGTAACTGAATCTACTACTTCCAAATACGGGTCTTTAGCAATTTTAGTTATTTTATTTGTGTTTACAATTCTAAACGCTAGAATTGCTAATAACAGCCCAGTAATTAGTTTAAATTTAATCATAATTCTTATTTAGGTTGATTTGAAGTGATGTGAGTGCCATATGCCTTGAATACTGAAAGCCCTACTAGTTCTGCATACACGTCGACCTTACCTGACACACGATCAATAATTAACAATTCACCTCTGTCAGTGACTGAAACTGAAATACGTTCTTGAGTCTTAGGTTGAATAAATTTTTTAGATTCATCATTTAAAGACTTTTGTAAAATCGGGTAATAATATCCAACAAAAAACGCTGTTATAACTGATACGATAAATAAAGTCCAATTACCTACTGGCTTTAAAAACTGTTTTACTTTTTCCATGATTTGTTTCATTTAGTAATTAATATTAGATTAGTACCCAGAGCCGGACTCGAACCGGCATAAACATTTCTGTTCAAAGGATTCTAAGTCCTTCATGTCTACCATTTCATCATCTAGGTATTTATATTGAATTATCTTATACATAAATATAAGTTAATCTTTTGAATTATCCAAATACTTATTGGGTTTTTTCTTAAGAAATTCTTTTGTGTACATCGAAGCATACTTTTCAGAATCATTTACTCCTACGAATGATACTATTATTCCATCATTGCATTTAATTTTGTAAATCCATCTGTCAATGTGCTGAGGGTTTTTAGTTAAATCAATGATTATACCTTGGAACTTACTACCTAAAAATTCAAAATCGACTAGCTCGCCAACTTTCCATTTAGGTCTTTTCATTTCTCTTAATTCAATAGGCCTTCTAGGTCCTCCCATATTATACTGTTCGTTTATTACCGTGAATTATTTTTACTGTCGGAAATCGTAAACTCCAAGATCCTGACTGGTTTTGAGTTTCTTGAAAATACTTAACGGTAATAATTTTGTTAAGTATTTCATTTGGGTTAGCTTTGAAATATTCTCTTTCAGCGATACTAAAACCCGATCCCACTGAAACTCGATTTCCTTTATGCTCAACTACTACATTGGAAAGAACTTCTTTGGTAACTTCCAATCCATTTTCGATCATTCTAAAAGGACCAAACTCTAAATCAATTACTTTATACTCTGCATCTTTAAATGACTTACATTTTAGCATATTATTGCTTCTCTTACCCTCATATCCTACGCTTTTACGGAGTATTAATCCTTCCCAGCCATTATTATCAGCCTCACGCATTAAGTCAATATAATGCGTCTCATCAGCTATTAAATCTTGATTAACTATTGAAATGTGACTATAACTCTTGATTAAACCTTGTAATTCAGCATATCTGTCTAGATATTTAATATTACCTACTTTACTTCTAAATTCAGCTCCTGAAATTAAGTCAAATACAAGATATTTAGGGTTATCTATAGTATGATCTTTTTTACGAATTTGTTTCATAATTGAAGAAAAGTTTTCTTCATACTGAATATTAATTTTTTAAATCTTTAATTGTTTCATAACTCCATTTATAATTTTTAAATGATTCTCTGCGTCCTTTGCAAGTTGCTATTATTTGATCTTGCGAAAATCCTAATTCATTGTATATGTCTCCGCTCGAATTCCACACCTTAATAAATTGACCATTTAATGATATTTGTACTATTTTCTTTTTCTTTTTTCTAAATTTTACCTTATGGTCTACTGTTAATGATTTACCATACATAGGATTTTTATCACCCTTTCTGTTATTCGAATGTCGCAATCTACTTTCTTCCGACCATTTAGATCCTTTATTAAAACCATGACCTAATTCATCAATTCGTTTAATAAGACCTTCAATATTTTTTTGAATTCTGCCGGGTGAATGTTTTTTTCCTTTTAAAGATTTACTAATTTTTTGACCAAACCCTTCCGGCTTAGGCTTTCGCATTTTCTGTTTAGTTTCTTGAGTAAGTCCATTTTTAGAATATGATTCTTTTGCTTCTTGATACATTCTACTAGAAGGTATATAGTGTAAATGTCTTGCACTTTTTTTTACTGCACATCATCCAAAATGAATGAGATAACTTTGTATTATCAGGATACATTCTGACCAATAACCAATGACATAAAAAATGTTCACGCGCTGTTAATAAAACTAGATTATCTATACTATCATCACCTTCCATACATTTTGGTAAAATATGATGTCGTTCATAATAAACGTTACAATTTTTTATTCTAGCGTCACGTTTTGCTCGTTCAACTATTTGATTATAAATTCTGCCGTAATTCATATTAATGTATTTATAATAAATATGGTAACAAATTTATTTCATGATAACCTAAAATAAAAGTATATCTGTTTCGCTCAAGTCACTAACTTTTTTTATCCCATCTACTGTTTGTACAGTATCTGTGTCAGATAAAAGTAAAATACTACCGTCTTCCATTTCAATATTATATGTAACATCGGTAAGACAAATTTCGCCGTCTAAGACCATATCTTTCAATCTTAAACTTTCAACTTCATCAACAACTTTTCCTAAGGTCTCAAATTGGTTACCTTGACGACTCCATAAAGTAGCTTTACCAAATTCATCTATTACTGCTAAACAACGAACACCATCTAATTTTCGAGAAGCAATCCATTTGTCTTTAGCAAAGTCTACCGGCACTTTGTCAAAATCGGTAGCCAAAGCACAATCAAAGGTTGGAATTAAATCCGGGATAACTTTATTAATTAAACTGTCTCCCATTCTAATTTCCAAATCCTTACCAATAATTTTGTAAATTAAATCTTTGTAATCTTTATTTTTAAAGCAAAAGTCATTTACCGAATTAATTGCTTTATGACCCGTTACTTCTCGTTTGCGAAGACTATCTAACATTTCAAATAAATCGATAAATGGATATAACGATCCTAAATCATCTTCATAATTTTTTTTAAGATTCTCTGGTGTTACATAGTACTGAAATGTTGGATTATAAGTGTAATACAACACTTTCTTTAAGAACTCATCATTTTTGTACTTACTTAAAATGGTTTTTTTGTCATTAATGGAATTTGTCGAGTTCAACTCATCTACCATTTGCCTCAAAATCTTAAATGCTGTCATACTTTTTAATTAATTACTATACATAAAGATAAGGTAAATATTTCAATTTACCAAATTTATTTTACAAAGTTCATAATTGCTATTTTGTGTTTTGAATTTAATATAATCTTGTCGCGCTTCTACAATTTCTGTAACAATTGTCGTTTGCCACGTAAATAAATTATTAAACGTAAACATACACAATGACCGGTTAATAGATGGGCAATTATGTTTAGATTTGAAACTGCCATCTTCATTCCACTCCAGCCATATTACTGATTTAGATTGGTTAATTAATCCATCTTGTTCGCGAATCAATTGCCAATTAAATCTATCTTCTATTATTTGATCATCAATAATCTTTAGAAGATTATCTTTCTCAAGATACACTGGTATTTTAATCTGATTTAATTTACTCATATCATTTGTGGTTTGAAATTTCACCTAATTTATACATTACTAGGTTTAGGGATGTTATTATAATCTAAAGTATAATACTCTTTCATTGCAGAGTCTCATAACTCATGATCTAAATATTTTATATTACATTCCTTAAAATTAAATTATTTTGTTGTATTAAACAAATCTAAATACTTATTTCTTATGATAAGTGCAGATTTTCTTTTGGAAAATGAAGCAGCCTCACCGAGACTACCTAGTGCTGTAATAAATACATCCAACTCTTCGTCGGTAGCAGTTTTACAAATGAAGTCTAATTCCTCATCTGTGATATTAAATCCTATCTTAATAGAATTATCAAATAAATCGAATAGACCCCCGGGTTGGATGTGAATATCTTTACGTATAATTTTCATATCATTTTTATTAATAATATCAGTATAAATCTAATTTGATGTTTGTTTTGTTATTTGTCGGTATAAATCTAATTTGATGTTTGTTTTGTTATTTGAGTATTCTACAAATGTACAATTTTCAACCCAGTCACCACAATTAACATAGTAAACATCATTAATTTGTTTACCAATTGATGCTGTATGAATATGACCGCATACTACAGTATGGCAATTACGTATTTTAGCTTGGCGGCACATTTCATTCTCATAATCAACTAAAAATGAAACAGCTGCTTTAACATTATCTTTTAAAAATTTAGACACTCTAATTCGTTTATTAAACCGTTTTAAAACTTTATCAATTACAATAGCTATATCGTACCCAATTGAACCTAGCATACCTAACCAATGCATTTTGATAATACCATCATACTTATCTCCATGACAGAACCAAATACCATTTTCAATGAATTCATCTACAACTTTGATATTGCCTAATTCGATCGGAGTATATTTACGTAAAAATTCATCATGATTGCCTGAAATCCAAATTATTTCTTTATCTTTAGATATCTTAAGAAATCGACGAATTACTTTAGTATGTTCATAAGAAAACTTTTTATACTTTTTAAATAGCCATCCGTCGATAATATCACCGACTAAAATGTATCTATCATATGACTTATCTTTTAATAGAGATATAATAGCTTCAGATTGGCAGCCTTTTGATCCGATATGCAAATCAGATATTACTAATGTTTTCATATTTTTAACTTTATATTAATAGTATAATAAGAATTATCATAAATACATATAAATGTATTACATCGGGGTCTTGAACAAGACCCCTTCAATACAGTTAATTACTTAACTGAGACTGAATCAATTGATATCGAATCAGTGGTTGCTGCTGAATCAGTTACTATTGAAGTCGGTTCAGTGCTTGATGGATTTGAATTACATGCCGTGATTGCAGCGGTTAATACAATTGTTAATGCGAAAATTACTTTTTTCATTTTTCTTTTTATTTGGGTCTATTAGACATACAGAGTTCATCTCTATATATGTGGAGCTGCGGGGATTCGAACCCCGGTGTTGCTCAGGTATTTCTACAAATTCATTCACAAGCTTAGTTTATTTTCTAATAAACAAATAGTCGGTTGGTTCTTCATCATCGACAACCTGACAACCAATGACTCACTTTTTATTTAACGAGTCGTCGAGAAAGACTCTTTATATTCACTTCTATTTAAAGTCCTATGAGTGATACAGGAGTGGTTACGCAGCTATCGCTAATTCACTACCTACAAATGCTATAGCATCTGCGAAGGTCCAAGTTGATTTATTTACGAATATTAATTGTATAGGTTATTAAAGTGTTTCTAATACTAACACTGCTTGTATCATCTTAAAGAACTACATCTGACAATCAATTCCATTCAGCCCCATGACTTTTATATATATATAAAAGCTTATAAAGTCCTAATAGTTAGGATCTATGTCATCTTCTTCAAAAAGAATTTCTTCTTTTTCAATAACACCTTCATCATCTTCTTCTTCTACTTCATCCACAACTGGATCTTTTGAAAGTCTTTTTATGCTTAGTACATCAACTTCATCATCTTCAATTTCAGGAATTCCAGCCTCGTCAATTTTATATTTTTGATAGAATAAACGAGTTATATGAGTATCAATACATTGGTTCATAGTCGAATCAACTAAAAGATCAGGATACATTTTACCATCCTCACATTCCACATCATAGAAAAATTTTCTACCTACAGGTCGTATTATACTTACCTTGCCAACTAATTTACGGGTACCATATCGTATAACTACGACTTGACCACTTGAGAATTTTCTTTTTTTGCCTTTTCTTGCCATGATTTGTATTTTTTAATTATGCTGAATAAACGTCAAGTATACGAGATTGTGAAACAGATTTTACTTCAAAATCCATTGTATAATCTTTAAATTTTTCGTGCACGATTGCCTCAGCATCAGTTACAGATTCAGCTTTAACTAAATACGATTCTGTTTTTTTCTTAACTTGACCTTTGTCTGTCTCAAATTCTAATTTTACGGTAGCGGTGTAATACATATTATTTATTTAATTTTATTAATTTTATAATTATTTGAATAACTCGGTAATAGCTAACTATTGTTATTATAAAGATATAAGTAGCTATAACTACGAATAATACTAAGGTTAAAATTCCTGCTCCTAATGCTATAGGAATCCAAAGAGGTGAAGTTACCCACCACCAGGACCAATTTGCAACTTGACTAATGCCAAACAACTTTAAAGTCAAGAATATTGATAATAGAGTAATGTTTATAGAAATTGTATTTTTTGTAAATAGTGTGTTTTGAGTTTCTGACATTTTTATTACTTATTTATTATACTTAAAGATAATGATTTCTTTTGAAAGTTCCAAATTAAATTTAGGGTTTCTTTTGAAAAGATTTCATCATTGATTTGAATAGTAAATTTAAAAGTTTTGCGGTGTCTGATGTAATACCAGCCCATCTCGGGCCATCGATTGTAGACTTATGACTGTAAATATCCTTTTCAATCGATTTACAAAAAAGTATCATAGCAGTTATAAAAGTAAACTCATCGGTATTTTGTGTTGGAACCGCATTTGAGGTAGCTACTTTTAATGAATATTCAAGCATTGAGCGTATCATATCAATTTTACATATTACTTGTTCTTTTTTTGATAAGTTAACGGGCCAAGGTATATGTGGAGACTTTTTACGCTCTTGATGCCGTTTTTTGTAATAAGTTTCAATATCCCATAAAGATATTGGAATAATTCCATTCGGAGTTGGATATTTCATTTTTTCCAATGTAGAATGTATTATATCACGTTCTTCCTTTACAAAATTTCTATATTGATCTAACGTCATAATAAATTACTTTAAACATGAAACTATATATAATAAATTAACTAACTCAATTGGAGTTACGAATCCTAAGCTACCAAGTTCGCCAAACTTATCTGTAATATTATCTTTATCTTTAGAATATACTTCTACTTCGACGTCAGGTCCGTGGTTGCCGCCAAATCGCGAAGCCATTAACATTTCAGCCGCATCGGTAGCAGCTCTGGTTTGAGTGCATTTCGCCCCTGCTCCATTTTTAACTAATACTGTATATCGGTTTGGAAATGTTATTTGAAATCCGTTGCCATAGGATTTGATTATTGGTTCATGATTAAGTAATTGCATTATTTGAATATAATTTTTAAAAAAATTTGTTACTTGTATATATTTGCCTACTAAAGTTGTATTATAAGTATCAGTTAAATATATAAGTTGATTATTATTTCATTGTCAAAAAATGACCTTCAATATTAATATCTGTATTTAGTTTAAAATTATGCGAGACGCTGCTAAACCTTTATTAGTTAATCTATATTTATTAACCATGTTAGTGCTGTCATAAATTGTTTCTAACAATCCATCTGCTTGTAAAATATCAATATGATATTGAGCTATGGATATTTGTATACAATCAAAAAATTGGTCTTCATTTAAGATTGGATCTTGATGTTCAATAAAATTATTAAACGCACATATTTCAATCACATCTAAAAGAAGTGTATTAAACATTTCAAAATCTTCAATACCATCATCTTCTAACATCTTTCGTAAATTTACGTCGATTGGAGATTTTTAAATAGATCTAAATATATAGACACGTTAACTGGATATTTCATATTTACTTTTTTTTTAATTTATAATACTTAAAGATAAGTATTTCTTTTGAAACCCCCAAATATTATACAAAAATATAATATATGGCTGCTACATAAACTGCTATAACTAACACTACTGCAACAATCTGAATTTTATTTTTCATGAATTATAAACACTGTATTTTAATTAAAATGTCAGTCACCCTTTCTTCAGTTAAATACTTTATAACATCATTAGCAATTGACGTCTCATAACAAATTTGATTTGCGGTATCTAAAATTGCAATTTCATATAATCCATGTTGTTTACTGTCGTAAGGATTATTATGTAATACTACACTTGCACCGTAGCCATTGTCAAACTTAATTCGCGCCCTTTTGCCTGACATATATGTGTCATTTACGGATATAAATTCTAAATCTTTAAACTGTTTCATTTCCATGGAATTTATGTTTTGTTCGTTATTTTATTTTTATATAAGGATTAGTATTTAGTATTTCTTGAATATATACATCTATATCATCGAATATTTCAAAATATTTATATTGGAAGCGTCCATTTGAAAATGACATTTTTATAAATGCTTTAGTATATACATCTCCATTTTCATCTAAACAAAGATTGAATTCAGATAATGTGGCACTTAAATCTGATATTTCCGATCCATCGAAGCCATAGTAAACATCATATGTTTTTGGCTCTTTTTTCAAGATAACTCTACTAAACCAATTATTATTTATTGTTTTGGTATCACGATAGCAATATATCGATTTTGATTTTTGATACACTTCCATGGTAACTAATTGCATTAAATTTAAGTACTTCATATATTATTAATTTTTACTATACATAAAGATAAGGAGAATATTTCAATTTACCAAACCTTTTAAAAATTATTTTTCTAATTACTAAAAGTATATCTCATAGCTTAATAATATTTTTATAAACCTTAACAACTCGAGATTGCATACCAGTCTCATATCGTTTATTATACGCAAATTGCCTTTGATACCCAGAAATATACTTCATATGGCTAGCAATTCGATTACAATTGTCTAAAACTGCACACTCACGACCGCACAGCTCTATATAACGAACGTAACTTGTTTTTACTGGGTGCTCGTCCGAGAGTCCTTTAACCCAAAGTTTAATCTCACGCGACGTTACGATTGACCCTGTCGAGGCAGCTGCGGTAAGAAATTTTTCAAATTCCACAATAAACCGATCGTGAGCTTGTTTTCGTGTTACCATGTTTCGTTAACGTTATTTTTTATATCCAACGAATGAAATTGCAATTGGCCCGACTATCCTAGCTCGAATCAATTCCATCCAACATGATTCATTTAACCAATAATTAGCAATTTGTTCAAGACCTTTCACAGCATCTTCCTTGATGGCTTCAATGTCAAATCCTTCTCCATATCCATATGCATTGATCGCTTTTGAAATACATCTAATAGTTTCTTCATCTCGAGTTGCCCAAGCTTGATGCAATGCTGCTTGAATTGCACTGCACATTTGTTGACGAACTTGATTGTTATGATGGAACATTTCCGGGTTCCATGGGCGGGTTATTTGAACCCCTTGATCAATGCCTAGCTCTTTGAATTTAACCATATACTTGTATTTAATTACTTAACATAAAGATAAGGAGAATATTTCAATTTACCAAATTAATTTTTGTGTATATTGAAAGTTTACACGTTAGGTTTTCCTAACAACATTTTTCTATGAGCGGTACCGGCAATATTTCTAGTGTAAGTTCCATCTCCGTGCCATTCAATTTGCTTTCCTTTCAAAACTTTTCTAACCGAAGCTTCGTCGTCTACTGGCTGAACTCCTTTAGATAAAAAGATATCTTTAATTTTACCAGATACTTCTACATAATAACCTCTATGTTTAAGCAGATCTGCGTTTCTATTGATAACTGCTGACTTAGCGGCTGTAGACCCATTTTGTCCTATTGCAACAAATTTAACACCTGCTGGTGTATTTTTATAAGCATCTACCGCATCAATGCCAGGAGTGTCATCTAAATCAATAACTTCAAAATCTGTATTCGAAGCTTCCTTCTCTACATCATTGGCACTTCTATAATTAGGATGCCCTCCTATAGATGTGTATGCAGTATTTATTAATTGAAATATTTGCTCTTTAAATTGATCCAATTCATTATGAGGTACAGGAGTCCACTTATTTTTTGTAAGATTTAATTCTTTTAAAATTGCAGCTAGCTTTAACATTGTATTATTTTAATATAAATATCAATTAACGTTATTTAGTCTTAACTGGTTAATAACTGAATCGATATTGGAATATCGATGGTCTTGATTGGAATAATGGATATTAGGTTCGAGGTGCGGCACCCGTGCAATGAATTCAAGAAATTCATTGAAATTTAAATGTACATCTTGAAGAGCTATGAATATATACAAATCAATTGGAGCCGCAAAATTTTCCATGATAAATACTTTATTGTCTTTTAAAGCAGTAAAGTCAGCATCGGTTAATGTAATGCTAGGTCCTGTCGATTTATAATTGACAACTTCTTGATCTTTATATTTAAATAAAGTTTCATCTGGACTAAATGCAGGATTGATTACGTAAAATTTAAATGATTTTCGCGCGTCGCGTAATTTAGACGCTAGACATAGTGTATAAAATCCTCCTAAAGAGGTACCTACAACATGTATTGCATCGTTATGTAGCTCGACAATCAATTTCTCCAATGCAGCTAAATCTTCATTTACCATACCTGTTAACTGTGGAGCTATTATTTCAGACCCGGGAAACGACGTACGAAATTGAGTGGCCTTAAGACCGGGTCCAGATGCAAAACCGTGAATATAAATTACTGCTGGTTTCATTTTTTATTATTTAATTACTATACATAAAGATAAGACAAATATCGATACAATCCTAATTATTTGCTGGAAATTTTACTACTATGAATTAGCGTGGAATATTCCGTGTACACGAGTTTTAATCCTTATACCATGCTGCATGCAAATCGATGTAAATACGACCGGTCTATTAAAGTCGTACTGGCCAGGATTCAATATCTATATAGTGTATTGATTTAATTGCACAATTACGTAAATGCGCGATTGATTACTAGTTTAATTAGGCGTTAAATTGGTCATTTAATTACTAGTTTAATTGTTTAAGTGGCAGTTTAAGTGACAGTTTAAGTGACAGTTTAAGTGAGCGTGTGGACGTACCTAATAATTTAATTAAGGGTACCTTAACCATCCCAGACCAGGTCTATATGAAAAAACTTATTGTCTCAATAAAAATTGGTATTAGGCCGCCTTCCAGCCGAATAATCGCTTAGGTTTCAGGCTTATTATACCCTTGATCTACCATCGATTTTCCAGGGGTTATTCTAGCAAACCTAGGGTTCTACCTTAATAAACCCTTGCAAACCTAGGGTTCTACCTTAATAAACCCTTGATTTAAATAACTTCACCCTAGGGGATCCCATGAAGTACCCTAGGGGACTATATACCAAATTGAGGTAATTACATCATGATGTTGTAATTTTATTACTTGCGAACGAATAATTTATTTATAGAATTGGATAATTGAGTTAAGTTTGTGATGTTTATGAATTCTGCATTCGCTCCATACATTGTTCTGAAGTTGTCTTTGGCTCTTACCATATATGGTGAATTGTTATTTTCACATACAAAATAAGCGAGCGTCTTAATGCCGGCTTGATGCATTTTCTTAATTTGAATTGCAGTGTGATTAATGGCATATGATCCTTGATAATTAAATTTCTTTGTGGAGAATCCAGGCTCTCCATCACATATATTAATGAAGAAAGCTTCTTTGCCATTAGCCGAGTCAATGATGTCTTTCATAACAGCTTGGTAACATAATCCTTCAGGAGTTGATCCATTTGGTCTTATTGAATACATTTTTTCTTTGAACACGTTAAATACATCTTTACGAGAATCATATACGGTCCACATTAAAGGCGTTTCGGAGTAGCCATAAGTACCCCTTAAAGATATAACACAATCCAAAGACGAAACCATACTCGCTGCTTTGGCAATTGCAACAGCAGTCTTTATTGCTGCATTCCATTTCTCTCCGGACATTGATCCTGAAGCGTCTATGCTAATGTGTATCAATGAAGGGGTAACGGTATGATGTATAGTTTGAGAAAACACTCTGTCATTGCCAAAGCCTAGCTCTGCAATTAATCGTCTGTCAATGTGCCCCGTCTCCATTCTCATTGTCTTCATTGATCGATCTTCATCGCGAGTTTTCAATCTCTTACCTAATAAGGTACCTAACATAATTCCTTCTGCTATAGCATCTGGCTTTCTATATCGAACCAAGCTAGCTTTAAATGATTCTGCGTTTTGAGTATGGATGCTTAACAAGCTAGAATCAATTAATTGATTAGTAACTCCTTTTACTACCATGCATGGTATCATTGAATTTTTGTGTGTTTCATTATAGTTGGTATTTGGAATATCACCCCCTACTGGTTGGTAATTTATATTAGACTCAGCAGCTGCGTTAATTTTCTGTGCATCGCTCTTAGATAATTTCCTTTTCTTAATGTCGCCATTTAAGAAGTCTTTTTGTTTTTGGATAGCTATCTCTAAATCTTTATCTGCCTTTTCAGCTTCTTTGATTTCTTTAGCTGTCTTCGGTATTTCTTCTTCTTGATATGATTCATTTCCTTCAGATGCGCCTGCACTATCTCCTTGCATATCTAAATTAGGATCAATTCCAGAGTTCTGAGCTTGCGGCATTTGGTTCGAAGCTTGGTTTAATTCGTTAGCTGTCTTCCCACCTAATTCGGTCCAAATCATTTTATATACTTCAATGGCTAATGAAGTTACCTCTGAAGTGGATTTCAGTCTACTAATAGTCGAAATAGATATTGTATCCCAAATATTTCTCAATCCTGGAAGAGCATTTAATTGTCTATTTGAGTTTGTGAAATTACAAATATGAAATAAATAACTATCCCAATTCAATTCAGTCTTCAATCCATTTATTAAGGCTTTGTCAATTACACTTGAATTGAAATACTTTTCATATAATGATTTATAATAACCTTGGTAGCCTGGAGCTGAATCATATATAAAACGGTCTATCCTTCTGTCCTCAATGATATTAATCAAGTCTTTAACCTGACTCATCATACTCGAACTAGTTACATTTTCTTTAAAGGTCTCCATATGCCATTGGCATAGTCTATTTATATATACACCTTGAGGAGCTAATACATCTCTCAAGTGGTTAAAGTCGGTTAAGGCAATGTGACTACCTTCATGAAGTGCAAGACCCACTGTCGAGTCAAATTCATTTTCATCCAACTTAGAAGAAATAACTACTTTGGTACCATTGGTATAAGAGTCATCCCCTGATGAATACATTACTGGAATATTATCTTTTCCGGTAACGATCCTTACGAAATTCCCGATAGCTCTTTTATACCCAGCTAACTTAACGTAATCTAGACTACTTGATGACTTGCCAATATTTGAATCAAGAAAGTCGTCATTCATCCAAAATGATGAATTACCATAACTCTTATGAGTACTTTTATATCCTGTCGAATTATAATTCGGGCTGGACCATTTAGTTCCTTTTTTGGTTAATACCTTGGTGCTAAAATTATTTGCCATATACTTCTTTTAATTAATTACTATACATAAAGATAAGGATAATAATTCAATCTACCAAATCTTAATTAAGATTTTTTGATTTTTTTATTACAACTCATTAAGATTGTTAGTGCATGTTAAATAATGGGGCGTTTGCCGGACCCCATTATTCAAACCATTTATCATAATTGTCGTTAAATTTAATTAGAATGGCGTACTATTTGTTGCATCCTGGATCTCATCTGCACCGAATAAATCGGAACTTTCCGTATCGGGATTCACGCAATATTTTTGTACTATTTGTTTCACGTAAGTCCTTTCTGAATCAACTCCTCCATCTTCAGAGAAGAAAGGATAAATGCTAACCTCAGCGGCTTCGGCAAGAGTAAACCCATCATACATCAAAGAAGCAATCTCTACAGCTGCCCTGGTTGAAATTGCGCTGGTCAATTTAGGATTCGCAGCTTTTACTTCTTTTCGAGTTATTGAAGCTATCTCTGCAATTGAATTAATATTAGCATCACTAACTGCTGGGTATTTCATTTTCAATAAACGAAACTCTTGAACTTGATCTAATGCATCCATTTCAATAGTAATAAATCGATCCATTAATGCTCTATCCATTACGCGAGTTGACGTATATTCATTACCAACATTTGCCGTTGCAATAAACGATACTCCTGAAGCTACCTTAATGGTAGGAGCCCCGTCTTTCTCATCTAATCTCAAATAGCGTTGATTTAAATCTAAAACTGTCATTAAAATGTTCCAAGCTTCTGGATGTGCTCTACTTAACTCATCTAATAGTATAACTGCATTCTCGGTTTGAATTGCTTTAATAAACAATGATTCTGAGAAGTAAGTTCCTTCTTCTTTACTAAAATGGGTATTACCAATCAATGTCGCTCTAGGATCTTGAGTAGCTCCTAAGTTAAAATAAAAGTCGGGGCGTTCCAAAGCAGTTACTAGATATTTAGCGGCAATTGTCTTACCAGATCCCGCAGACCCCACCATTAATATATTCTTACCACGCATTGCCGATCTTACTAAATATTTCCACTTCAACTCACTCATAATTAATTGCGCTGGCTTCAATACTATTGAGTTGTGTATAAATGACTTAACTACTTCATGCTCTGATTTTGGATCTATTAATTCTATAGGATCACTTTCTTGGGCTTGAGCTAATTGATTCGCAAAGCACCAATTTCCAGTCACTGCATCCAACATCAATTGTTGATTGGTTTCCAATGCACGTCGACGTAAACTTCTGTCTATTTGATTAGACACATCCTCGCCTTCATTAGTGAAAACCTTAATAAATCTACCTTCTTGGCTTGCAGTTGCGATTACTACTTTCATATATTTTTATTTATTATTTATTATTTATTATTTAATTACTATACATAAAGATAAGGAGAATATTTCAATTTACCAAATCTTAATTAAGATTTTTTTGATTTTTTTATTCATTATGAATATTAGTAATTATACTCATTAACAACATCAACTTTATGAACAAAATTAACCGACCCAAATCCATTTCTTTCAGCGATTTTAGTGGCTAATTTAAATAATTCGACGTTACCAAAATCATGAGTTACGTCAGCTATTCTATTTAAACAACCATCAATGTAATAATTCAACTGTTCTTTTTGTAAACAAATTACATACTTACCAAATTTTACACAATTTGTCTTTTTTACCGGGATTTCAATTTCCATATTTCTCATCTTATTTTAATTAATTACTATACATAAAGATAAGGAGAAATAAACAAAGTACCAAATCTTTTAAAAGATTTCTTTAAGAAATAATTAGTTTGTGGCCTGATACATGTAATAGTAGTATATACCTGTTGGCGTCTTACTCCTACCGGGGGTACCAGGATCAATTACTATACATAAAGATAAGGAGAATATTTCAATCTACCAAATTTATTATTAAATATTTTTAAATGTACTGTACAGTAGTTAAGGCGCCATTAAAGACGCCTTGCTACAGATACTAGTTAGTTTGAATTAAATTGAGTTAGTTTGTCAAAGGTCTACATCAAATTTAGTTGCCATTCGCTCGAAGTGCTCTTTATACACTTTACGAGTCATGATCTCGTTTCCTTGGTGATCTTTAAATACCAAAGTCAATCTACGGCCTGCAGCGTTAGCCGCGGTGCATTCAATATGACTACATGTTACAACATTTATTTTACCTTTACGGTAGTTTACAGTTTTTGCTATCGGAGAGGTAATTGACTTACCAATAAGGTACTGAGCTGGATTAACCTTCATTTTTTAGTGCTTAATTGAACTTGCGTCTGCATGATTTTAATTTTTAATTGTTAAGTAATTACTCTATATATATAGAGCGACTACACGTTGCCTTCTATAATTCCTACGAGCCAAAACCCGACACTCATAGCTAACATTGTCAATGCTACCGCTATAATACCTCCCCAAAATTCTTTCGGATCCTCTTTACGAGCTTCATTTAAAGCTTTAAACATTTCTTTCATATTATTATTTAATTACTATACATAAAGATAAGGCAAATATTTCAATTTACCAAATTTAATTTAAGTTTTTTAGTAAATAATTTATTTAAGTTGAAGACTTAAATCGAAGGCTATATTAATATTAACTAGGCAGGGGCTATCTATATATACAGTAATACAATCTATATTCAAATACCCAGAGTATATATAATACTATATATATAGAGTGATAACAACATCAATTGAACTCACCAACAATATATAGAGCGAACATGGTATATACATAATACAATATAGAGAGTGTATATAATACTATATATAGAGCGAACACTATTAACAGATCAAGGTATATAGATCTATATATATATAGAGCGAGAGTGTATAGATCTATATATAGAGCGAGAGTGAATGATAAAAGACTTATATCGCCGTCGGCGATATAAAGAAAATAGGCAAGTCACGACAGATATATCTATCTATTCCGCCTATCGATTCCTATCCAAATTGCAGACCTACCGCACACCTATATACAACGTCTATATAAATCGATTCTACAATTCAATATAATAGATGTCATCAATTCCTATACAACTAATCTAGGTAATCTATGGGGTATAAATTCCTGCCGGTCTGTAATTGAATTGATTGACTCTGGTATTTGAGTGTATGGATGTATTGAGGTGTACTCTGGTATTTGAGTATTATCATGGTAATTAAATCAAGTTGTGGTAGTATATACAAGTATATATGTATCTATATATAGTGTATTGTATATTGTATCTAGGTCTTACAGACCTACTCCGCAGCATGCTGCCGCGAAAATTATTAATCTATAATCTCAATACTATTATTAGGCATTTTATCTAAAACACCGTTTAACCTAGTATTAAATTCTTTTTGTTGCATATTATATTTCTTTTTGAATGGTATTTATGTTTAATTTTTTTAATTCTTCAGAATCAACAAATTCATTATTTAATAAGTAATCAGTTAAATCTTTATTATTTTTATAGGTAAAGTTATATTTATCGCCATTTGTCGACTCTAGCAACACATTTATTAAGCCAGTTTTCTTTTCAACTTTATCTATTATATTTTTATATGTCGTTTCATATAAAGGATATGAATCAATTTTTTTTAAAATCATATATCGTAAAAATATTGTTTAATGATGTAATTAATATTATCTTCAGTTATATTATCCATGAAAATTTCTGTCGCAAGATGGTCAGTAAATACACAATCTATTACGCCATTTTCGTATATTTCAAATTCTAAACGATTATTTTCATATAATAATTCTAATTGTATTGAGTCTCTAGATGTCGCTGTGGTTTTTATTTGCAAATCAAAAACCACAGTAATATTTTCAATGATTTTTTCAATTTTACTGTAATTGGATTCTATTATTTCAGGTACTACCAACTTACTACTGTTAATCTTGTTAGAAATTTCTGTTATTTTTTTCATTTTAATTTTCTAATAATGTGATTTTATAAATAATAATCCGTCATTTATATAAAACCCATGAGCTGGATGGAATTCTTCTTTTAATGGTTCCATTTCTTCTTCTGTATGTTTAACTAAATATTCTGGTTTCATATTCGGATATTCTTCAGTATTTAAATATTTACCGGAATCGATATCTTTATTCCATTGCTCTGACTCACTATAATGATACCCTTTTTCTAAATATACACCCCAATTATTATTTTCA